CGGCCGCATCACCAGGCATACGTGTATTTTCACAATCCACGTAGTAAGGGAGCTAGGACACTAAACAAGATCGGAGACATGTTTGGACCTACACATTGTCAGGTAGACTGGATGCGGGGGAGTTTCATGGAAAACGAGTCCTATTGCTCAAAAGAGGACACGCTCACAAAGGTCGGTAACGAGCCCAAGCAGGGCTTTCGCGGCGACCTAGAGGAAACTAAAGACTGTATCATGCAAGGCGAATTAACAGTCGATCAAATAGCCGTAGAAGCTCCGCACATGTACCATCAGTACGGACGGACCCTAAGCAAGATCGAAGAGATTGCGTTACGCAAACGCTTTCGAACAGAGATGACCCAGGGCGTGTGGGTACACGGCCCTAGTGGGTCTGGCAAGAGCCATATGGCATTTGACGGGTTCAACCCTGATACTCACTACGTCAAGTGCCTAGATGACGAGTGGTGGGACGGATACACTGGCCAGCCGATTGTTATACTGAACGAATTTCGGGGCCAGGTCCGGCTTTCAGAACTGTTCGACCTAGTAGACAAGTGGCCTAAAACAGTAAAGCAGCGATGTAGAGCTCCTGTGCCATTCCTGGCAAAGAAGGTCATCGTAACATCCATCAAGGCGCCAAGGGACTTATATGCGAGCCTGGATGATGATGAACCCTGGGAGCAATTTGAGCGCCGATTTTCGATCGTCAAATTGGAACAGAAGTGCTCAGAGGGTAATAATAACCTCTGAGCCAAAATATACAAAAAATGGAAATGAAGGTTTTCCATCATTCCATCCTCGCCCTGCGGCTCAAAAAAATCCCTTCGGGACGCTGCGCTATTTTTTCGCCCGCGGTCGGTTGAGAACAAAACAAAGAAAAAAAAGATTTTAGGGGTTTTGCTCCCTTTACTCGGCTGCGTAGCCGGTGACCAAACTGTTCATCGCAACATTAGGATATTGCGAATCAGTCAGGTTATTATCCGAGAAGAGGATAATGAAGCGTTTATGCTTCGGATCTATCTCAGCATACTGAAGAGACGAGCTAGTAGCGGCGTCTCCCGTACTCTTAAGTACGGTGTTCCCATAGTTCAGCTTGAACTGGGTACGTTTCATGAAGGCTCCCAGGCCGGAACCTGTGTTGCCTCCAGGAGGACCACCGGGCCAACCAATGGTGGCGCCCATGGTGGAGAACTCAAGGCGCTTAATAATCTTAAACCGCGCATTATTGAGGTATGGACCGAATCCACTGTCCACTACGCCATTAAGAGGCGTGCAGAAATCCACATCACGTGTTAAATCACTCATGTTGACTGTTTCAGCGTACACCTGAGAAGCAGTTTTCTCCTGCAGCTGTACCACAAAGCCGGTAACGTAGATCGGAGATGGTTCGTTACCGCCAGTAACGGCAAGGTCAATCCACTGAGTATTGACAACTACCTTAGACCGCAGTGCCGAGGAGTCCTGCGGGTAAGCTGTCATAGTGGTATTCCACACACAGCTTTTCACGGGGACCGTGTTAGTGACGGCCGGGCTAATCGCGGATGGGCCCGACGTCAACGGGATAATCATCGGGTAGGCGGACACGCTGCTTTCAGAGAAGCCGCACTGCCACCTAATACGCTCCTTATTGAGCGTCAGATGACGTTTCAAGGCGACGATCTGGTTTTGGTTTGACAAGATCTGCCTCTTCTGATTACGCGCCGTAGGACGCTTGCGCACAATACGGCGACGATTCGAAGTAGAAGACTTCGTGTATCTTCGTCGTCCATTGGGCATGGCGACAGGGTGGGTTTACATTAGAGCAAGAAAAAAAATCTTGGTCTAACGATAAAGCACCATGGTCGTGAAAGAAAAAGATTTCAAGACCAGGAGTTTCGTAGTTACTCAATGGAATCTCGAATGCGATTACCAGGCCCTAGTAGCGACGGGCCAAATACGCTTCATAGCGTATGGAAAAGAAATATGCCCTAGGAGCGGGCGGCCGCATCACCAGGCATACGTGTATTTTCACAATCCACGTAGTAAGGGAGCTAGGACACTAAACAAGATCGGAGACATGTTTGGACCTACACATTGTCAGGTAGACTGGATGCGGGGGA